TAGCGTATGTCCCAGCGTATTCGAGCACGAGCCATCCGTCGGGCTGGCGAGTTGCTCAAACAGATTGAACCCGGACAGGGAGCGCGAGACGGCAAACGGGAGGTAGGCACCCGCCCCCCGTTGCGTCAGGAAGTAGCGGCGCAAGCGGGTATGTCTTCTCATCAAGCGAAACAAGCCATCCGCGTCGCGTCTGTCCCGCAAGATGTCTTCGATATGGTGATTGACGAAGATCAGCCTGCAACGATTACCCAACTGGCCGATATGGGCAAGAAGACGCAACCGAAACCATTCATTGATCTTCAAGGCCGGGACCCGAAGGAATTCAATCGCTCGATGCACTTTGTAGGGATGATTGAATATTACCAGCGCCAGATAGCTGGCGTTGATTTGGAAGTCATCTTGCCCGGCCTGGACGCGCAAGAGGCGGGGCAAGTGCGCAGCGCGATTACAAAAATTGATGCCATCCACGACCAAATTGTGACGAGGATTTAAGCATGTCATTGAAAACAATTAAGCAGGAAGTTGCGGCGTTCATTTCCAATAAAGTTGGTGCCCAGCAGATCGTAAATATCGATTTCGTTATCCATGAAATCATGGCCAGTAAGCCGCAGTTTGAGGGTGAAGACGCAGAATTCTACCTCTGGCTTGCTCATCGAGAACTAAAAGAAATCGTAAAATCATGCGTAGCAAAATATAACGCGAAGGAGAACGCATCTCGTCAAATATCCCTGCCGGGATTTGAATATCTGCAAGTAGCATACCCTGTCCAGCGTGATGGTGATAGCTTGCTGGTCCCCATTGATCGCATGACCGAAGCCGAAATCAATGAACGTGCAGAAGAATATGAGGTGATGGGGAAGGGATGCTTCAAGCACGCCAGCGAGCTTCGTGGGTATGCGTCAAAGCGTAATGCATCCAACGACAACACCCCATCGTCACCAGCCATCGCAGCATGACCACCCGCAAAAACAAGGTCGGCACTTCGGTGTCGACCCAAACCGTCCGCATCAACGGCGCTCGCGTCAAGATCACCACAAAGGCCGGGAAGGTGACGACAAAGCCAGCCTTGCCGCTCGAATGGGAACTACAGGCGGCACAGGTTTCCGCACTCCGCCGATTGCCACAGTACCAGCGCCAGTTTCTACTGGCCGGAGACATGAACGCCAGCAAGCGAGGCCCAAGGGCACAGGCACAGGCAATTGCAACGGGAATGACCAGCGGTGAACCTGACCTCCGCATCTATGGCGAATTCGGGCGTCTGCTGATGATCGAGAACAAGGTCGGGCAGGGAAGACTGTCGCCAGCTCAGAAAGACCGCCACGCGGCCCTACAGCGGCTTGGCTACACGGTTCTGGTCATTCGGGCCACCACAACGACAGAAGCCGCTGAGAAGGCCGTTACGGCGGTTCTCGGGTGGCTTGCAGAGACGCACACCGCCAAGGCCGCCTAACCAACCAAACCAAAACACGAGGAGTATTTATGTCCCATCTTAATTTCAAGGCGACTATCGCCACCAGCGCAATCCATGGATGGCCATTGACCGAGCGCAGCCCAGAACAGCGAGAGGCCACTAGAGAACGACTTCGCACCGAGCGTGCGCGAGAGGTTAAGGCAATTGCCAAGATGCGTCGTCGCATCGAACGGCGTCAGTCAATCGGGAACGATTGGGATGGTCGCGCTGCAAACGAGAATATCGCATGGCCCCTGGCAACTGCCCTTATACGAGAAGGGAATACTGATCTTCTGAAATACGCGATGATGTACCGTCGCATTCACACGGCAGCGAAGAGCAACGCTCTGCTCGGTGGCTCGTCGGTTTCGCTAGGCGAAGGAATGGCGCTTGATCGGCACATTCACGTTCGGCCTAACGGAAGCATTGCTTACAAACACGTTCGACAATCAACCGCGGCGAGCGTTGATATTCCAGCTAAAAGAGCAACTGTCACAGATTCCGAAGCGCAACTTTCATCGGAAAAATCTGAAACCGGGTACACGAATGTTCCAAAGCCATGGAGGGGGGATGTGCCGGTCAATGAGATGATTGACGCGCAGCATAAAATTTCCCGGCTGCAATCAGCGCTGGGCTACCTGTGTGAGCCATTCGAAATGGCTTGCATCGATGGCAAGACTTATGCGGAAGTCGGTGCAATCCTAGATATCTCTCATAAGGCAACTGCTACAGGCGCTGGCCGCGCCCTTGTCCATACAGCCATCATTACGTTGCGGGACGTGATCGGGAAGCTTGAGCGCGGGGACTTCTAACCCCGAGGTGCACCTCGAATCGCCTGAACGTTGGTAATAGTGGGAAGGCAATCTTCCACGCTATTCCAAGTTCTGTGCGCACAGGCTGATGCCAGCGACAGACGCTCGGCCACGATGTGAGCCGGGCGTAACTATCCCAGCGCCGTCTCTCCTCCGGCTGCTGGTTCGGCGGGTTGAGTAGCCGGCGTTTCAGGTGCTGCTCCCCGCCGGCACGATTGGCTTGATTGATTGTTGGGTCCTCCTAATTGATAGTTGGAGGAGCCAGACATGACATATTCCCCAACGAACAGTCCGTTTCGTACCGGTGTCCGAGGACTATGCCCGAGGTGCCAACAAGGACGCCTGTTCAAAGGCTATCTAACATTAGCCAAGCAGTGTGAGGTTTGCGGTCTGGACTATTCGTTCGCCGATCCCGCTGACGGGCCCGCATTCTTTTCGATGTCGATCGCCGCGGTGCCTGCACTGCTATTCGGTATCTGGTTGCAATCAGTTTTTGATCCACCGATCTGGGTTCATGCAATCACGACCCTGCCGATAATCGTGATTGCATGTGTTCTGTTGTTGAGACCAATTAAAGGTTGGTTGGTCTGCTCCCAGTATTTTCATAAAGCTGAGGAAGGAAGGATTGATACCGACTGGCGGCCAGGTCCGCGATAGTCTGTTTCAACTGGCTGGCTCAACGGAATCTACCGGTATCGACTGCCGCGGCCCTTCATGAGCATGCATGCAACCAAGGCGACCAGTCCGACGGATGCCCAGGCGGATGTTGTGCCGGGGTTTTCTCGTGCGTACTGCACAGCACGTTGACCATGTTCACGTGCGCCTTCGGCCAGCACATTCACAGCGTCTTTCTTGGACGCAAGGGCGTCATCGGTTGCGCCGGATAGATTGCCGAGATGATCTGACAGTCGGGACGATAGGCTGCTGATTTCCTTGCGCAGTGCGTAGATTTGTTCGGAAAGCATGCCTTCGGTGGTCTGTGCCATTTCATTCTCCTTTTTGATTACCAGGAGAGAACGGGAATGTGCATTCAATTGTTCCATTCAAATTAAGCGGGCGAGAGCGCTGGTGTGCTCGCTAAAGGCTCTGTGTTTGATGATGCAGTATTAATTGCCAAACGTCCGATGAACCAACATACGCAGAGCTACAATTCGCGTGATATAAAGGTTCACCTGCGCGCCGCGCCTCAACTACGTATGTAATCGCAATGCAATGGCTATCTTCGGCCAGCGTCATGTCGTGCATCAGAACATTTTCCCACCTCGGTACGTCTTTCAAACTCTCCAGAATGGATTTGTGACCGAGAGTTCCTACGGATGGCAGGACCATCAATGCTTGCTGGTGTAAGTGCTGCACATAAAAAGACACGCCTTCCAGCCAAAATCCTCTTTCCAAATCCCAAATTGCTTGAGCGTGCATGACTAGCTCCTTTCGGGAACGAACAGCGCGGCAGCAGAAAAGTTGCCTAAGCGAGGTAAAAAACCATGTTTGATCGTCTCTTTCGGATCGCTACCGATGTTGTGACTGCGCCGATAGCTGTCGCGGCAGATGTCGCCACCCTTGGCGGGCCGGTCAATGACCGCGATGAACCATACACCCTGACCAAGGCTCGGCGCATTGGAAGCAATGCCGCCAAAGTCGTTGACACGCTCGCGTCCTGACCGTCGCAGCACGGAAGCTGCTGCCTACCGCAAGCTTTACAAGACCGCACGATGGCAACGCTTACGTGAGCGGCAACTGACTGCACATCCGCTCTGCGCCTACTGCTTGCAGCAAGAGGACGTCACGCCAGCAACGGTGTGTGACCATCTGCGGCCACATAAGGGCGACGAGGCGTTATTCTTCGACCCCGACAACCTCCAAAGCCTGTGCGCACCCTGCCATGACCGCATCAAACAACGTGAAGAGCTCGGGCAGGAAGTTGTTCGGTTTGGACCCGACGGGTGGCCGGTCGGCTAACCACCCTGGGGGCATCGAAAAGTCCGAAAGCCAACGAATCCCGGACCAGCGGGGACCGACAGCGCACGCATCTGCAATTCAAAACATGACCCCATAAGGATTTCATTCCATGGCAAAGCCGAGAAATCCCCTCGGCAAAGCGAAGGTCGAGGGTCGCGACAAAATCAATGCCGGGCGGTACAAAAACCGCGCGGAACCGGCCGCAAATGGCCCTCTTGGGGCTCCTCCCGTCTGGTTGAAGGATAGCGCCGATATCAAGGCGAAGTCGGCCTGGAAGCTTTTCGCCAAAGAGCTGCCGTGGCTAAATGAATCGCATCGAACACTGGTCGGTATGGCCTCGACTATTCAGGGCCGCATCATGGCCGGGCAGGAAGTTGGTGTGCAGGCAATGAACCTGCTTCGCCAGATGCTTGGCCAGATGGGTGCGACGCCTGCTGACGCGTCCAAGGTGGCGGCACCTGAAGAGGGCGAAGAAAAGGATGATCTGCTTGACTGATATGCCTGCGCTGGAGCGTGTGAGCGCTTATGCGCAAGCTGTCATTGATGGCAGAGAAGTTGCTGGCCCTCACGTTCGCAATGCTTGTCGCCGCCATTTCGACGATCTCGAACACGGGCACGAGCGCGGGCTGTACTGGGACGACGATGCTGCTGATCGCGTGTTTCGGTTCTTCGAAGGGCGGCTGAAGCTTTCTGAAGGCCAGTTTGAAGGCAAGCCGTTCAAGTTGCATGCCTCGCAGGCTTTCAAGCTTGGTTCGCTCTTCGGTTGGAAACGGGCCGACGGTTCGCGGCGCTTTCGTCGCGCCTACATCGAGGAAGGCAAGGGCAACGGTAAGTCGCCGTTTGCTGGCGGTGTCGGTCTATACGGTCTGATCGCGGACAAGGAGGCTGGCGCGCAGATTTATGCTGCGGCTGCCAAGAAGGAGCAGGCGGGAATTCTCTTCCAGGATGCCGTTAAAATGGTTCGCGCCGCTCCGGCACTGGTCGAACGGTTGAAGTTCAGCGGCGGTATCGGGCGCGAGTTCAATATCGCGCATCACAAGTCGCAATCGTTCTTTCGTCCGATCTCGAAGGATTCCGGCAAGTCTGGCTCCGGTCCGCGACCGCACTTCGCGCTTTGCGACGAGGTGCACGAACATCCCGACCGCACAACGATGGAAATGCTTGAGCGCGGCTTCAAGTTTCGTCGCCAGCCTCTGCTGCTGATGATTACGAACTCGGGCAGCGACAGAAACAGCATTTGCTGGGAAGAGCACGAGCATGCCGTCAAGGTTGCAGCAGGGACACAGACGCCGGATGAGGATTTTACCTATGTCGGCGAGGTGATCGACGACACGACGTTTTCCTATGTCTGTGCGCTGGACAAAGGCGACGATCCGCTCAAGGACGAAACCTGCTGGAAAAAGGCCAACCCGCTTCTCGGCGTTATCCTGACGCAGGAATATCTGGCCGGCGTTGTCGCTCAGGCAAAGCAGATGCCAGGCAAGTTGAATGGCATTCTCCGGCTGCATTTCTGCTGCTGGACCGATGCCGACAAGGCATGGATGCCGCGCGAGACCGTCGAAAGCGTAATGGACGATTTCGATCCTGAAGTCGAACATGAAGACAAGCCGGTTTTCATGGGCGTCGACCTATCCGGCAGCAAGGACATGACTGTGCTTGCGTGCGTTGTTCCTACTGGCTTCAAGGAAATGGAGCGGGAAGACGGATCTACCGTCAATTTGCCGACGTTCGATGCGTGGATTGAAGCTTGGACGCCAGCCGACACGCTGGAAGCGCGAGAACAGGCTGACAAGGCGCCATATGCGCTCTGGGTAAAGCAGGGTTGGCTGAATGCCCCGCCGGGCAAGCGAATTCGATATGACTTCGTAGCCTCGCGGGTACAGCAACTCGATCACGCCTTCGATATCAAGGCCATCGCCTACGACCGATATGCCTACGACAAGTTCCGCGAGGAAGTCGAAGCGCTCGGGTTGGACATTGAACATGTCGCACACCCGCAGGGCGGCAAGGTTCGGGCACGTCCCGAGCCAGCAAAGGTAGAAGCCGCAAAAGCTGCTGGCTTACCGCCGCCGCAAGGCTTGTGGATGCCGGGTTCGGTTTTGGCGCTCGAAGACATGATTATCGATGGTCGCATCCGCTTGCGGCGCAATCCGGTGCTCATGACCGCCCTGATGGGTGCCACCTTCGATCATGACCCGCAAGACAACCGGTGGTTCGTGAAGACGAAGGCGTCCGTGCGTATCGACGCTGCTGTCGCTCTGGCAATGGCGGTTGGTGTGGCGATGGACACACCGATCGAACCAGCCGACATCGACGACTTCGTCAACAACATGATCACTATAACCTGGTAGGAGTGCCCATGGGCCTTTTGACTTGGGTCGGGAAGCCTTTCGGGCTTCTTTCCGGCCCATGGCGCGCATTCTTTGGAATGTCGACGACAAGCGGCGAGACGGTCACTTATGAGCACGCCATGCAGCTTGATGCTGTCTGGGCGTGTGTGAACCTGATTTCCAATGCCGTGAAAACGCTGCCCTGCAATGTCTACAAGGGCGATGGCGTTGACGTCGATTATGAGAATCCGCTGTACGAACTGCTGCACGACTTGCCGAACTTGGACGATAGTGCGTCAGATTTCTGGGGTATGGCTGCCCTTTGCCTCTGTCTTGATGGAAACTTCTTCGCCGAAAAGAAGAAAAATGGCAGTCGGCTGGTAGCGTTGAACCCGTTCAATCCGCTTTGCGTCGATGTGAAGCGCGATGACCGGAACAACCGCTACTACGAAGTCACCGAACAGTACAAGAACGGCAAGAAGGGTGGCGTTCGCAAAATCCGTGAAGAGGACATGCTTCATGTCCGCGGATTGGTCATGCCTGGCTGTGATCGTGGGCTTTCGCCAATCGCCGCGCAGCGCAATGTGATCGGTAACGCCATGGCCGGCGAGAAGACGTCGGGCCGTATGTTCAAGAACGGCATGATGGCTTCGGTCGTCTTGTCGTCAGAACAGGTTCTGAAGCCCGATCAGCGCAAGCAGATTGCGGAATCGTTGCAGGCATTTGCCGGTGCCGACAAGGCAGGAGGGATTGCGGTGCTGGAGGCGGGTCTCACCCCGTCGCAAATCACCATCAACCCCAAAGACGCGCAGATGCTTGAGACGCGGCAGTACAGCGTCGAGCAAATTTGCCGCATTTTCGGCGTTCCGCCTGTCATGATTGGCCATGCCGCGAATGGCACAACGACATGGGGAAGCGGGATCGAACAATTGATCCTGCAGTTCACCAAGACCTGCCTCACGCCCATGCTCAGAAGCATTGAATCGGCGATCTACCGCGACTTGCTTGATGCAAAGACCCGCAAAACGACCGTTGTGAAGTTTAATATGGAAGGCCTGCTGCGGGGCGATAGCCAGGCGAGGGCGGAGTTCCTGCAGAAGATGGTTCAGAACGGCATCTACACGCCGAACGAGGCCAGAGCTTACGAGAATAAGCCAAAGATGGATGGCGGCGACGAATTGATCGTCAACGGCACCATGCGGCCTCTGTCCATGGTCGGACACGACGGCGGGCCTCCGCTGGATGATGCACAGCCAAGCGCTGGATAAGGGAATTTCATGAAATTCGAACACATTTTGACGGCCTTCGAGGCCGAACCGTGGGCGATTCAGCGCGAAAAACTGGCCGTACTGGCTGATGTTCTTGCGGCACGTGTGGCGGGCGACAAGCTCGTCACACCTGAATTTGCAGCGGCTGTTTCCGACGCTCGTGCAAAGGAAATTGCTGAAACTGACGGCAAGGTCGCAGTGATCCCGGTTTATGGTGTATTAGCCGACCGAATGGACCTGTTCTCCGCTATGAGTGGCGGCACTTCTTATGCCGGCATCAAACGCCAGTTGCACAAGGCACTATCCAATGAGGATGTGAAGGCCGTTGTTCTTGATATTGATAGTCCTGGCGGCTCGGTACCGGGCACGGACGAACTCGCAACGGAAATCCGCAAACTGCGCGGCGGTGAAAAGCCGATCATAGCGCAAGTCAACTCGCTGGCTGCGAGCGCTGCCTATTGGATCGCGTCGTCAGCTGACGAAATCGTTGTCACGCCGTCCGGGCGTGCAGGGTCGATCGGTGTCTATACGGCGCACGACGATATTTCTGCCGCGTTGGAAAGGGCTGGCGTCAAGCGAACCTACATTTCGGCGGGTAAGCACAAGGTCGAAGGCAACGAAACCGAACCGCTTGGCAAGGACACGCTGGCATACATTCAGGATAGCGTAAACCGATCCTATGGCCGGTTTTTGCAGAGCGTTGCCGATGGGCGTGGCGTCACGAAATCCAAAGTAGAAGACGGATTTGGTCAGGGCAGAGTGTTCTACTCTGAAGCGCTGATCGACCGGGGTATGGCTGATCGTATTGCCACACTTGACGAGACCTTGGCCCGACTGGGAGCGAACACCGAGCCGGAGTACGTCCGCCGCGTAAAGGCTTCGAACGCCGCAAAGGCAGAAGCAGCGCAACTGTTGGCCAGCAAGATGGCCTCCGGTGAAGAAATCACCAAACGCGAATTCGAGAACGGGGTCAGGGGACTGATCGGCTTGTCGAACTCGGAAGCGGAGCGAGCCGCATCGCTCTACTTCAAGGAACGTCAGGGGGAACCTGATGCTGATGCGGAAAACGCCGCTGTTTCGGCGGCCCTCGAACGGCTTTTGGCCGAAACACGCACTTTCACAATTTAGTATCAGGAGGACATATGTCCGAAGTTTCTCTTGCCGAGAAGATCGGCGAGCTTGGCCAGTCTTTGGCTTCAATCAAGGAAAAGGTCGGCAATCTCGCGACCGATTTCACCACGCAGCTGCAGCAGCA